TTCTTTAACTACTTTAGAACTAGAAACCGAAATTGAAGAATACTATGAATATATTGTAGAAAGAGCAAAATATGGTAATGGATCAAAATCAATTAAAATTGCAAAAGAAGCAATTGTTTATTGTACTTCTGGATTGATAGATAGAAATAAAAAGACCACATTATCATATCTTCAAAAAGCAATCAAAGCTTTCAATCAACTTTATATGATTGAAGATAGCCTTGTAATTTACAGATTATCTAGAGCACCAGAAAGAAGAATTTTTTACATCGATGTTGGCAACTTGCCAAAAGTAAAGGCAGAACAATATCTGCGTGATGTCATGAGTCGTTATAGAAATAAGTTAGTGTATAACGCAAATACTGGTGAGATTCGTGATGATAAAAAATTCATGAGTATGCTAGAGGATTTCTGGTTACCCAGACGTGAAGGTGGTAGAGGAACAGAAATTTCCACATTACCTGGTGGACAAAATCTTGGAGAAATTACTGATATTGAATATTTCCAGAAAAAATTATATCGTGCATTAGGTGTTCCAGAATCTAGAATTGCAAGTGATGGAGGATTTAATCTTGGAAGATCATCAGAAATTCTACGTGATGAATTAAAATTTAGTAAATTTGTATCTAGACTTAGAAAAAGATTTTCTAGATTATTCAATGATCTTCTAAAAACTCAATTAATCTTAAAAAATATTGTAACTCCCGAAGATTGGAGTTTGATGGTTGAGCATATTCAATATGATTTCATTTATGATAATCACTTTGCAGAATTAAAAAATTCTGAACTTATGAATGAAAGATTGGGACTTCTATCAACGATTGAACCATACATTGGCAAATATTATTCTAATGATTATATCAAGAGAAAAGTTCTAAGACAGACTGAAGAAGAAATTTCAGAAATGAAAAAGCAAATTAAAAGTGAAATTAAATCTGGAGAATTACCCGATCCAAATGCATTAGAACTAGATCCTGAAAATCAAAATCCAACTAATTTAGGAAAAGTTCCTTTAGAACCTGAAGTTGATGGGTCATCAACAGAAGTTCCTGAAGGTGGTTAAGTATAAATAACTTTAGTAATTATAGTAAATGATGGACCCAACATTAGTAGATAAAATTATTACAGGAGATTCTGCTGCAGAAATTTCTGACTACATTAAAAATACACTTTTTACTAAATCAGCTGCAAAAATTGATAGTGTAAGACCTGAAGTAGCAGCACAACTTTTTGGGGACACTGAAGAAAATTCTACAGAAGATGTAGTAGATTCTAATACTGAAGAACCACAAGAGGAAACACAAGAAGATGGCTAGACTTTTATTAAAAGGTGCTGAAGTTGCATTAGGTACTAACACTGCTGGTGCAAATGCTTTTAGTAGTGCGCGATTGGTTCGTGTTGTGAATACAACCTCCAACGCTCATTTAGTAACACTTGTTGCATCAGTAGGTGGATCAACACTTGGTTCATTTACTTTATCTGGTGGTGACTCAGTTGAATTGGAAAAGGAACCATTAAATGGTGTCTTTGCTGCAAATGCTGGAGTTAAAGCTTCTGCAATCGGATACAGTAACTAAGAACAATGAAACTAATCACAGAAGAAATAGAATCGGTGGAATTTATCGTTGAAGATCGCAACGGTAAAAAATCGATGTATATTGAAGGAGTTTTCCTTCAAGCAGATATTGCTAACCGCAATAAAAGGATGTATCCTATGGATACATTGAGGAAAGAAGTCAATAGATATAATGAAACTTTTGTACAAAAGGGTCGTGCTCTGGGAGAATTGGGCCATCCCGATGGTCCAACTGTCAATTTAGATAGAGTTTCTCACAAAATTACATCACTTAAAGAAAGTGGAAGTAATTTTATTGGTAGAGCAAAACTTCTAGATACTCCAATGGGTAATATTGCCAAATCTTTGGTGGGTGAAGGAGTTAGATTAGGAGTTTCTTCTAGGGGAATGGGTTCTCTTAGAATGACTGATGAAGGAGTTAATGTAGTTGAAAGTGATTTTATGCTTGCAACTGCAGCTGATATTGTTGCCGATCCTTCCGCTCCCGATGCTTTCGTAGATGGCATCATGGAAGGTAAAGATTGGGTGATGGAAGGTGGTATTATTCGTGAAAAATTGGTTGAAAAAACCTATAAACAAATAAACACCCTCGTTGATGAAAAAAGTTTACAGGAAAATAAGTTAAAATTATTCCAAAACTTCCTTTCAAATCTATAATAGTATAAATAAATTTAGAAAAACTTAATCGGGAAAACACACTCGGAGATAGAAATGTCACTTGGAAAAAACTTACAAGAAATGGAAAACGTAGTTAATAAAAATGCTGCGGCAGCTGACCCAATGCAAAGTGTTCCCACATCTGTTGTTGCGGGTCAGTCGATTGAAGATCTTGGGGGACCTACTCCTGAGAATTACAAAACCGATGATGACTCTGCTAAACTAAAAGATCCAGGAGCTACACTTGCTAAAGTTCGTGACGTTGCAACAAAAAACGCAAAAGCCGCAGAACCTATGAAATCCGTAAATGCTGGAGTAGCAAAAGAAGAAACTGAAGTTGAAGAAACTTCAGAAGTTTCAGAAGTTGCTGAAGAGGAAGTTGTAGAAACTCCTCAATACAACGTTGATGAGGATCTTTCAGCTCTACTCTCCGGTGAAGAACTCTCCGAAGAGTTTCAAGAAAAAGCAAAAACAATTTTCGAAGCTGCCATCACTGCAAAAGTGAATGAATCAGTTAAGGAAATCGAAGGGCAATACGAAGAAAAACTAGTTGAAGAACTAGTTGGGTATAAGATGGAACTCACTGAAAGAGTTGATTCTTACCTTGAGTATGTTGCTCAAGAATGGATGGAAGAAAATGCTCTACAAGTAGAGCAGGGTCTTAAGTCCGAAATGACCGAATCATTCCTTTCCGGAATGAAGGGACTTTTTGAAGAACATTATGTATCAATTCCTGAAGATAAATATGATGTCGTAGAAAATATGGTAGAAAAACTTGATGAAATGGAGTCCAAACTCAATGAGCAAATTGAGAGAAACATTTCTCTAAATCAAAGACTTGGTGAGTCCGTTGCAGATCACATCCTTGCTGATGTATCTGAAGGTCTTGCTATTTCTCAAAAAGAGAAACTTGCATCTCTCTCAGAAGGTGTTGAGTTTGAAAGTGAAGAAGAATACCGTGAAAAACTAGAAACTCTCAAGGAATCTTATTTCCAAAAGGGTAACATTGTCAATGAGGAAGCAGATGCTCCTCAAATGATTTCTGAAGATGCAACTGCAGAAGCTCCTTCTGGATCTTCCATGCAGGCATATCTCAGAGCACTTCAATTCACATCTAATAACTAATTTCCAAGCAAATGCAAGATTCACAAATGCTATCGGAAAAGTGGGCTCCTTTACTTGATTATCAAGGCGCAGAAGCTATCACTGATCCCCACAGACGTGCAGTTACTGCACAACTACTAGAGAACCAAGAAAGCTTCATGCGTGAAAGCCGTGCTTTCCAAGAAGGTGGTTCTATGCTACAGGAAGCACCTACTAACGTAACTGGTTCTTCCATCGATAATTTCGATCCCGTTCTGATTTCTCTAATCAGACGTTCAATGCCCAACCTCATTGCTTATGATGTTGCTGGTGTCCAACCTATGAATGGACCTACCGGACTCATCTTCGCAATGCGTGCCCGTTATCAGAATCAAACTGGTTCCGAAGCACTATTCAACGAAGCAGATTCTGCATACTCTGCTCAAGACTCCGGTTACGATGTCACTCAGGGTGATTACACTGGTGGTTCTGACGAAGGTATTGCCGTTGGTTTCGGTACAACTGCTCAAGGTGGTACTAACCCCGAGGTTCTAGGTGCTGCTGGTGGATCTGGCACTGCCTATAACGTTGGTCAGGGTATGGCCACGTCTGATGCTGAATCTCTAGGAGATACTGGAGACCTCTTTAACGAGATGGCCTTCAGCATTGAGAAGGTTACTGTGACTGCTAAGTCAAGAGCCCTCAAAGCAGAGTACTCCTTAGAACTAGCACAAGACCTCAAGGCAATCCACGGTCTAAGTGCTGAGTCTGAGCTCTCCAACATCCTCTCTTCAGAGATCCTTTCTGAGATCAACAGAGAAGTTGTTCGTACAATCTACAAGGTTGCACGTCCTGGTGCTCAGGCAAATGTTTCTACTGCAGGAAACTTTGACTTAGACATCGATTCCAATGGTCGTTGGTCAGTTGAGAAGTTCAAAGGACTACTCTTCCAGATCGAGAGAGATGCTAACGCAATCGCACAAGAAACTCGTAGAGGGAAGGGTAACATCATCATCACTTCTGCTGATGTTGCTTCTGCTCTAACCATGGCCGGTGTACTTGATTACACACCTGCTCTAAATGCTAACCTACAGGTTGATGCTACTGGCAATCTATTTGCCGGAACAATCAACGGTAAGTACAAGGTATACATCGATCCCTTCGGTTCTGCCGCAGGTGATGCTAACCAGTACTACGTTGTTGGTTATAAAGGTACTAGCCCCTATGATGCTGGTCTCTTCTATTGCCCATACGTTCCCCTCCAAATGGTTCGTGCCGTTGGAGAGAACTCCTTCCAGCCCAAGATTGGCTTCAAGACTCGTTACGGTATGGTTGCTAACCCATTTGCTGAAGGCACAACTGCTGCTCTCGGTGCTATCAAGGCTAACACCAACCGTTATTACAGAAGAACAAGAGTTCTCAACCTCATGTGATTCTTTTCACATAGTTCATCAAGGGGGTCCTTCGGGACCTCTTTTTTTATGCTTATATAAGTGACCCTAAATATTAATTAGGAAGTTTTATTTTGAGATGTCCAAACGTCAAATTAAAAATAGAAATTTACTTTCCCCTGTAGGATTTAATTTTATTTTAACTCATTCACCGGAAGTTGATTTTTATTGCAATTCAGCAAATCTTCCTGAAATAAGTATGGGAACTGCTATTCAATCAACATACCTAAAAAATATTGATATTCCAGGTGATAAAATTGAGTATCAAGATCTTGTCATACAATTTTTAGTTGATGAAGAGATGAAAAATTATCTAGAGATTTATAATTGGATAATGTCTCTAGGATATCCTGATAGTGTTAATCAAGCATCTAATAGAAAAATTAGATCTTACTCTGATGGAACTCTTGAAATTTTAAATAGTAATTTCAAACCAAATGGACGAATTAATTTTAAAGGATTATTTCCAACTTCACTTTCAGGATTAGAATTTGATGCTACAAATACAGATCTTGAGTATTTTACAGCACAGGCTATTTTTAAATATCAAATTTACACAATAACAGATAAAAACGGAAAGACATACTAATTTCTTATTATTTAAATTATGACAATTAATATTGATGAGTTGCAGTTGATGTGGGAGAAGGATTCTAAACTTGATCCAGATAACTTGCATTTAGAATCTTTAAAGATTCCGGGTTTACATTCAAAATATTATAATCTTTTCAATACTTTAAAATTATTAAATGAAAAAGCACACACAGAGTTTTCTTCAGTAAAACTTGAAAGGTATCAATATTACAGTGGAAAATCTCCTGCTGAAGTTTATATTGAAGAACCATTTCCTTACAAAGTAAGGGACAAAGAATCTATGAAGCAGTATCTGGATGCTGATATAAAACTTCAAGAAAAATTATTAAAGGTAAAATATTATGAGATTATGCTTTCTTTTCTGGAAGAAGTAATTAAATCAATTAATAATAGAACATTTCAAATTAAAAATGCTATTGAGTGGCAAAGATTTACATCGGGGTATGGATAATGGCAAATTTAAAAATACAAAAAAAGAATGAAGTTTTCTTGACTGTAGAAGCTGAACCTCACGTTTACTATGAACTTCAAGATCAATTTACATTTGATGTTCCTGGTGCAAAGTTCATGCCTCAATATAGGAGCAAATATTGGGATGGAAAAATTAGATTATTCAATGTTCAGACAAAAGAAATTTATGTTGGTCTTTTAGATAAGATTGTTTCATTCTGCAAAAATCATGATTATGAATATGAATTTGTAGATAACAAATTTTATGGACTTCCTTTCGAACAAAATGAAAGAATTTCAAAGGAGGGAGTAAAAGATTATATGCAAGCAATTTCTTCTCATGTTCCTAGAGAATATCAAATAGATGGTGTGTATGAGGCATTAAAGAATAATAGAAAATTAATTGTATCTCCAACAGCATCTGGTAAATCTTTAATGATCTATGGTGTTGTTAGATATTTTGTTGAAAATAAAAAGGATGTTTTAATTGTTGTTCCAACCACATCTCT